TGTTTCGTAAAGTTTGTGGTGATTGACAGTGTCATAGTCTAAGACTAAATCAAAGTTTCTGTTAATACCAACTTTAAATTTACCAACATTAATTAAAAAATCATACTTTCTTCTTATCAGATTCTTGTGTTCTATCACTTTCCTTTCTCTCCTCTAATTTGAGTAGGGTATCCATAACTCTAAACACTTCCCCGTAAGGTCGTGTCCACAAATATTTTAAGACTTCCTGTCTTACTTCTTCACTTATTAAATAGGTCTTCATTTCTTTTCTTTTCCTTTTCTTCTTGTATTATTTGTAATTGTGTATCAATGATGTTATATATATCATCAAAGAATACTTTAAGATTACTATAAGATGTTTCAAATACACTCTTGTCTCTGCTTTGTTTCAACTCAAAGGCATCAAGAGATACTAACAACTTCCCTGTAAATGGGTCTTTAATTATTCTCATTTTGTTTAATCAACCTTTGCAGATACCACTCTGCTTTCTTTAAATCTTCTACACCATTCTTCTTTTTAAATCTCGTCACATACTTAATCACATTGCCTTGGAAATAATCCATGCTGTGCGATTCTATATAATCAGCAGTTTCAATTCCACTTCTGTAGTAATCAGGATTAATCTTATCCATAGTTCTGTATATCTAATAAATCTTTTAATGGAACTAAAAATCCCCAAGATGTATTATTATCACCACCAGGAACAGAACGATAGTTATTTTTCTTGACAATCTTTTTTAATCTATCTGTTTCCAAAGAGATAGCAAAACAAAACTTCTTACCTTTATATAGATTAATAGTCCAATACTTAGCTTCTGTTTTGTATAACCCACTATCCTTTCCTCTACTTTTGTATTCACAAAAATGATTCCCACTTTTAATCCACTTATCTATTTCTGATTTAACTTCTACCATATCTCCGTCTAGGATTTCACCGATAATCTTTTCCCCCTTTTTACCAACAACTAAATCAGCCTTAAAGTTACTTACATATTCCATTAGTTTAACTTTTTCCTCCACTCTTTGATATCAACAACATTACCAGTTTTATTATCTTTGCCATTCTTTTGTATCTTATCATTGATATCTCTGACACTAAGACCAATTTCGTAGACCATATCAGGGTCATCAAGGGCTATCTGACACAGCCCCAATGCTACAGTATAGCACATCTTTTTTTCTTCTGTGTCTTCTTTATAATTAGAATCTACACCACAAGCAAATCTATTTTCACCTACAGGTCTGACGACTAAGATGACACTCTTCTTGTCGATTGGAACTTCATTATTCATTGGATATCTCCTTTGGATTATTTATTTCAGCGTACCAAACAAACTTAGGATTCTTTGCTTGAGATTGTTGTTGGGGCAAGTATTGAATGTTATCACCCCAACATTTATGTTTATATGGACAGTATGAGCAGATAGTAGACAAAACTTTATTACCTGTGTTCTTTCTATAGAACACTTCATCTTCTAATTCATAACATCTTTCAAAGGGGGCATCTTCCATTAAGGCTTTAATGTTTTGATGCACTTTATCTAACGCTTGAGTACGATACTCTGCGTCATCCTCTGGGGGCTGTGTCACTAATATTTCGCCAGTAGCTTTATTAACAACAATCCAACCCCCAAAGGATTTACCTGTGGCTTCCGAATACAGATATCCTTGGGAGAGATATCCAAAGGTGTCATCCTCAGCAATTTTGTGAAAACCACCACCATTTTCCCCAAATTTCTTTTCAAAAGCAAAAGGTGAAGCTGACTTAATATCATAAACTTTATCATCAATAATGATATCATAAGTACCTTTAATATCAAAGTAAGGGGTATTTAATCCTACCTCGCCTTGAACTCCCTCTACCTTTGCTTTCACAGCACGTAGCAACATGACTACCACTGCTTCAATAATGTCACCAAATAAATTTCTTAATTTAAAATTATAATTCTCATAAGAAACAATGGCATCATCACCTGAATATTTTTTATCCATTTGTAATTGGCATAGGGGTTTACCAATGTTGGACATTCTAATACGAAACTCTTTTTCTCTTGGCTCTGTAAACTGTTTACGGATTGCCTGTTCACAATCCTGTTTAAACATTTCTATAATCTGCTTAGGTATAGCAACAGGCTCTCGCTGAGCCTGTGCTAAAAATGATTTTACTTCTTCTAAGAAAGTCAAGCTGACATTTCCTTTAAGATTTCATCGTTTAATGTGTCGTCTTCAGTGACTTCTAGTTTCTTTGCTTTACGATGCTCTTCCTTAACATAGTCATTTTCTTGTTTGACATGTTCAAGAAACTTCTGAAGCAATAGCTTGTCCTCTTCCGAAAACTTAACATCTTTATTGGAGTCTTTTATCTTAGCTGTAAAATAAGATACACTACCTTTAGTGTGTTTTTCTGTTCCATTAAATTCTAAAACAGTGTTGTACATTATCTTATTACGTTTAGATAGACTCTTTAATTGGTCACCAATCGGTAGGAAGTTCACCCCTCGGACACGATACAATACAGGTTCATCTGTAATTGTTATCTCTTCCCCTTTAGAGTTCTTTCCCTTCATGGATACAACACCAAACACATTACGATAACAAGTAACTTTGTCTTGTTCTATCTTAGACGCAGGGTCTAGGTTTTCTCGTAATGCTTTTGGTACACTGCCACATGCATCTGTACCATTGGTATCAGGTTTAGCATCCGACCAACTTGTAAACATGACTGACTTATAATTATTTTCTTCATTCTCTTCATCATATTTATTATATTGGAAGGTATTGAGAAAGGGCCTGAAGTAAACTTTCTCAGCAAAGACGATGCCATGTTTCTGCGAGTCTACTTTATACAGCCCTCGTTTTATCAGATTACCATCGGCATCCTCTGTATCATAGTTAATAGACAATCGAGATAATGCTGAGCCACCGTTATCGGTATCTTGCCCTAGCATTGCCATGAGTTTATCACTCGATAGATTGTCTAGATTTGATATTAGTTCATTTGACATTTAAAATGTTCTCCTTATTATATTTATATTATATCATATAACTGTGGATAAGTCAAGCCAATTATTACCTTTTTTTATTTCAAAGTCTAATGGCACATTTAAATCACAGCTATATCTGGTTAATAGTGAATCCTTAACATTGATAAACCCTGTTTTTATAATACTAATTACATGGTGTACCTCATCAGGATGTACGTCTAGGATAACAGAATCATGAACAGTATTAATCAATAAACTTTTCATGTTTCTTTTCTTGAGTAATTCCCACACATTAATACAAGCAACAGGAACAATATCTGCTGTAGCAAATCCTTGCACAGGATAATTCTTAATAGCTGTTGCCTGAGTAGTCGAACCATCTTTTCTACGATAGACGTTAGGGAAATAATATTCTCGACCACTAGGTAGTTTGACTATCTTGGTTTTGAAGGCAGTGTCCTGTAAAAACTGATGCCATTCAGCAATTTGTGTATACTTCTTCAAGAACTTTTCATAGTAGTCCTTCTCTTTTTTCTTGCCCATCATTCCACCATACAGAGGTTTGAAGGTATGAGCCTTTGCATCTTGTCTTGAACATCCAATAACATCAGCAGTGTATTGATGAACATCGACTCCATTCTCAATATCTTTCATGCCTTGAATATCTTGAGCCAAGAATACAGCAGTTCTAAATTCCAATTGGGCAAAGTCAACTTCAATGATTTGACCATTCTCGAATCTAGATTTAATAACTCTTTTCACAGGAAACTTATCACCTCTTGGCATGTTTTGGAAGTTAGGTTTAGAAGAAGACAGTCTTCCTGTAGTCGTTACATGCTGATTGAAGGAAGGGTGTAAGATATTATTACCCTTAACATTATCTCGAATCCCTGTGATAAAAGTATTTAAGTATGTTTCCACAGCACTGTATCGAATAATAGAATTGATAAACTCTTTCAATGTACCTTCAGCATAGACAGATATTCTTTGTAAGGTTTCCTTATCTGTTTTAAATCCACCTTGAGCTACGTCTTGAACACTGTTAGGTTTCCAATTGAATCCAGCCCTTGCTTCCGTATCAGTAAACAACATGCCTTCCCCTTTACATCGAGAACATTTAGTTAAGTTCTTAAAGGGTGTTCCGTCTTTTTTGATTTGTCTGACATGTCCTACACCTTTACAATCAGGACATTGTTGAGCAAAGGTTTTGTACACAGGGTCTGTATACTTATTGACTAATTCTTGGAATGCTCTATCAGTCATTCTTGGTCTTTTCTTTTGCTTCTTAGTTCTTTTATCAATACCAATATTAAATAAACCTGACCACAGATTTTTATCTTGTACCTTACGAGAGTAAATAACTTTGGATAAATCCTCAGTGGAAGATAGATTAATCTTTGTATCACCCATTACTTGAGCAATGATTCTATCAATCTTGTTTTTTAATTGATAATATTCTTGAGTCAATTCTTTTTCCACTTGCTCTAATTCTGTTAGGTCAATATAATTTCCATTACATTCCATATCAATCAGAACTCTAAGGAAGTCATTCATCAA